GCGCTGACCCTGTCCCCGGCGTTTACGGCTGCTACTCTCAACTACACCGCCAGCACGACCAACGCAAGCAACACCATCATGGCGATTCCCGCTGACGCCGGCGCGACTATCGAAATCACCAACACCCACGACACCGACCAGACCGATACCTACAGCAACGGCGCGGCCATCAAGTGGGCGAACGGCACCAACACCGTAAAGGTCAAGGTCACCGCTGCCAACGGCACGACCAGCCAGACCTATACCGTGACCGTGACCAAATCGGGGGAATAACTCCCCCGGCCGAACGCGGGCTTATCGGCTCGGGGGAAATCGGAAAGGCCAGAATCGAGGTGTAAGACATGGCTTATACGCCGACACAGTGGAATTACGGCGACAAAATCACCGCCGAAAAAATGAACAAGCTGGAGCAGGGCGTCCAGAATGAACAGGTCGGGCCCCAGGGACCTGCTGGACCCAAGGGAGAAACTGGGCCGCAAGGACCGGCAGGTCCGACGGGGAAAACCGGGGCACAAGGCCCGGCGGGCGCTGACGGCAAGTACGTGACCGCCATTGCGCTCACTACTACCGGCGGCGCGGTGACCGGCGGGACCGCGACTTTTAACGACGAGAGCACGCTCCCCATCACGGTCACCGCATCGGAGGGTGACGCATGACCCGGCAGACCGTGCCCGCCGCCCTGCTGGCGGACGTAAAAAACTACCTCAACATCACGTGGGATGACGGGGCTACCAACGCCAAAATCTCCGGGCTGATCGCCTCAGCCGCCGCCTACCTGGACGGCAAGCTGGGCGGCCAGCCCGACTACGAGGCGGACGGCATGGCCCGCACCCTGCTGATGGAGTATGTGCGCTATGCGCGGGACAGCGCCCTGGATGTGTTCGAGAGCAACTACCAGGCGCTGATCCTGACGGCGCAGCAGGAAAGCATGGTGAGCGATTATGTCGTGGAAAGCGCCTTACAGGCCCAGGACTGACAACGGCGTAACGCAAAATTTCGGGGACGGCGTTGTCGCCATCTACACTGTCAAGGACGTGGCACAACCGGGTTACCAGCCAAAACCGCAAACCACGCTGAAATGTAAGCTGCGGTATGAAGAACAGCGGCTTGGCATCCAGCGGTATTACAGCGGGCGGCAAAATCAAGTTGAAATCGAGCGCGTCTTGCGCGTGCCGCGCTACGGCGGCATCACAAACCAGGACGTGGCCGTGACCGAAGACGGGCGGCAGTTCAGAATCGACATGGTGCAGAACGTCACAGACGTCTACCCGGCAAGCCTTGACCTTACGTTGGCGAAAATCGAGCAGGAAATCGAGGTGAGCGCGCCGTGAAATGGTACGAAAGAATCATTGCGGCTCACACCGCCGTAACTGATGCTGTGAGCCATTGCGAACGGCTGAAATCCAACCGCTATTTTGTGTGGCAGGAGGACAGCCGGAGCGACTTTGAGGCGGACGACCGGCACGGTGAAAAGGCCGTAGAGGGCACGACCGACCTGTACACAAAGCAGGAGTTTGACCCTTGGGCCGCCGCTTTTGAAGCCGCGCTGGACGCCGACGGCGTTATTGCGTGGAAACTCAACAGCAAGCAGTATGAGGAAGAAACCGGCTTCCACCACTATGAGTGGGTGTGGCAGGTTCCGAAGGAGGCGTGACGCATGGCGAAGTGGATCGTGGGCAACGGACTGAACCGCTATATCGAATACCTGCAAAAAATCAACGCCGTGACCGATGAAGTCATTGGCGAGGCAGTGTACGAAATGGCGAAAGTCGTTGCGGATAAGGTGCGCTCAAGCATCCAGGCGTTGCCGACCGTCAGCAATGAAGCGAACATCGCCACTTACAAAAAAGGCTGCAGCCGCCTTTCCGACGAGGAAAAGCAGGGCCTGCTTGATGGGTTCGGCGTGTCGCCCATGCAGGACGATAACGGCTATTTTAACGTCAAGCTTGGCTTTGACGGTTACAACAGCGTCAAAACCAAAAAATACCCGCAGGGGCAGCCCAACGCATTGATCGCCCGAGTGACCGAAAGCGGCAGCAGCTACCGCGAAAAGACCCCGTTCATGCGCCCGGCGGTGAACGCCAGCAAAAAACCGGCCGAAGCAGCAGGGCGCGCAAAATTCGATGAAAGAATTGCGGCAATCCCGCAAAAGTAAGCACGGCGGATACGGCCCGGCATTCCGGGCACGTCCGCTTTTTTTCTGTGGCGCGTCAGAAAGGCCGCGCCCTCTTTTTGAAAGGAGCACAAAAATGGCAGTAACTACCGGCTTTTCTTTGCCGTACATCGGAAAATACCAGGAATCCGGCAGCACGGTCAGCTACACCGGCGGCATGAAGCTGGGGCGCGGCGTGTCCATGAGCATCGAAGTGGAAAGCGCCGACGATAACATTTTTCACACCGACAACAAGGCCGCCGAAAGCGAAACCGGCATCATGACTTCCGCCAGCGCCACCGTGACCGTTGACGGCATGGAGGATGAAGTCGCTGCGTTCGCCCTGGGCCTGCCCGCCGCTAAGGAAGAATCCTTTGGCGATGAACAGGTCAAAGTCTATTCCTACGGCGACAAGATGAACCCGCCGTATCTGGGTCTTGGCGGCATCCGCCGCAAGATGCTGAACGGTGTGACCACCTGGCAGCCTGTGGTTTTCACAAAATGCAAAATGAGCGTGCCCAGCGATGAGTGGAACACCCAGGAAAATCAAATCGACTGGCAGACCCAGGAGCTGACGCTTACCATCATGCGTGACGACAGTGCAGACCACAACTGGAAAAAGGTCTACGCCGCGCAGGCCAGCGAGGCGGAGGCCGAATCCATCCTCAAGACCGTGCTGGGCGTGTCTGCAGGGTAAGGAGGCATCCGCATGACTGTCAACATCATGGGCGTGGAGTTCCCGTTTTGCTTCACCGTCCACGCCCGCAAGGCGGTGGATGAAAAATTTGGCGGACTTATGGAGTTCGGCGAAAAAATGAAAGAGGCGTCCGATGAAGAGGCATTCGAGGTCATCTGCGACTTGGCCGCTATTCTCATTGAGGCCGGCGTTATCCGCGCGCGCGGTGAGTGCGAGCTGATGGGCCGCAAGTATGAGGGCCCTGCGGCCATCGATGCCGAAAAAATTAAGGGACTGCTGACCCCTGGCGAAGCAATGGACTTGCAGCCGCAAATTCTTGCCGAAATAAAGCGTGGGCACAAGACCACCATCAAGCTGAAACCACCGAAAGAAAAAAACGCCGCCGCCACGCCGTAAAAGTCACTACGGCGTGGTTAATAGGAATAGGCTTGCATGAGGGCCTGTCCCTTGCGGAAGTCTACGCGCACACGCCCGGTGAAATCATGGACTTGTACAGTCAAGAGGCCATCCGGGCAGGTGCGGAGCAAAAAACCGAGATCAACACACTGGACGATTTTTTGAATTTGAGGTGATTTCGTGGCGACCGATATCGGGCCAAGAATCGGACTAAACGGCGCTGCGGAATTCAACCGCAGCATCAAAAACATCATATCGCAGTCTAAGGCGCTGGCGGCTGAAATGAAAGCCGTGACTTCTGCGTTCGACCAGAACGATAGTGCGCAGTCGAAGCTGAACGCACAGATGGGCGTGCTGTCGAAACAAATCGACGTGCAGAAACAGCGCGTCCAGCTTTTGGGCGACCAGTACGCGCAGGCGTCCAGCAAAGCGCAGCAGCTGAACGCCGAGTTGGTGCAGGCCATCCAGAAACACGGGCAGACCTCCACCGAAGCGGCAAAGGCGGCGCGGGCGCTTGACCAGCAGGAGGCCAGTGTGCAAAAGCTGCGCACGGACTACCTGAACGCCACCGCCGTGCTGAATAAGATGAACGCCGAGTTTTCGGGGTTGTCCAGCGAGGCCACGCGCGTTAAAACGCCGCTGGAAAGCCTTAACGACACGATCAGTTCGCAGAAAAACGAGCTGTCCCGGCTGAAAACCGAGTACGCAAATGCGGTGTTGTCTTTCGGCAAGGGCTCCAGCAGCGCAAAGCGTCTTTCGGGCGAGATCAAAGACCTTTCCAGCGATTTGCAGACCAACGAACGGCGGCTTGAATCCGCCACCGCCGAAGCTGACGATTTCGGCAACGAACTGCAATCGGTAGGCCAGCAGGCGGGCGGGCTGGGCGACATCATCAAGGGTTCGTTTATCGGTAACGTGTTGGCGGATGCGTTCAGCGCTATCACCTCTGAACTGGGCAACCTGGGAGGGGAGGCGCTGGACGCCGCTGACAGCTTGACGAAATTTGAATCCACGATGGATTTTGCCGGGTTTGATTCCGGCACAATCGCAGAAGCTTCGTCCGCCATGCAGGACTACGCCGCGCGAACGGTGTACGACCTCGAAACGGTTGCAAACACCACCGCGCAGCTCGGCGCGAACGGCGTTGCGAATTTTGAGCAACTGACCGAAGCGGCGGGCAACCTTAACGCGGTTGCTGGCGGCAACGCCGACACATTCAAAAGCGTTGCAATGGTGCTGACGCAGACGGCTGGCGCGGGCAAGCTGACAACTGAAAACTGGAACCAGCTTACCGACGCCATTCCGGGCGCGTCCGGCGTTTTGCAGCAAGCCATGCTGGAAAACGGCGCATACGTCGGGAATTTCCGCGAGGCGATGGAAAATGGCGAAATCAGCGCCGACGAGTTCAACCGGGCCATTATGCAGCTTGGCTTCACGGACGCGGCGGTGCAGG